GGCGTTACATTTCTCGCCCCCATCATTGAACAGCTGCTGCAGATCAGACGATACACCGAATCTGAACTGATGGCGGCGCTGGTGCAGTCCTTCTTCACGGCGTGGATCGAGACCGAGAGCGACCCGGCCGCATTCCCCACCAACGAAGTCGGAGGCGAAGAGGACGAAATCAGCCAAGACCCCAACGAGTATGAGATGGGCGCCGGTCAGGTCATTCACCTGCGACCGGGCGAAAAGGTCAACTTCGGCAATCCCAACATCCCGACCAATGGCTTTGACAGCTTTGTGAAGTCGGTTGCGACGCAGATTGGCGCCGCTCTGGAAATCCCCCGGGATGTACTGCTCAAAGAATTCAATAGTTCCTACTCCGCAAGCCGTGGCGCTCTGCTGGAGGCATACCGTGCCTTCAAGAAACGCCGCAAATGGCTCGTGGATGATTTCTGTCAGCCGGTGTACGAAGTGTGGCTGGCCGAAGCCGTAGCCAGAGGCCGCATCAACGCCCCTGGCTTTTTTGCTGACCCCCGCATCCGTGCCGCTTACTGCGGCGCGCAGTGGATCGGACCGGCACAGAGCCAGATCGACCCGAGCAAGGAGGTCAAGGCCGCTATTCTCGCCGTTGACCGCGGCTTTAAGACCCACGAGCAGGCGACCGTCGAGCTGGACGGCGGCGACTGGGAGGAGAATGTTGAGCAGCTTGCCAGAGAGAAAGAGGCTCTGGCAAAAATCAACGGCAGCACAATGCCCGCCGATACAGACCCGGACGACCCGGATGATGACCCCGATAAGGTCAAGGAAGGAGATACCGAATGAGCTTTTTAGATTTCCTGCGGATGCCGCAGGCGAAGGGTGCGAAGCCGGTTACAACCGCAGTGCAGGCACCCTATACCATGGAGCGCATTGGCGATAGTGAAGCCGAAATCAAGCTGTACGGCGACATCGTTGCCAAACGCCCCACGCATTGGTGGACAGAGGAGCCTCTGGAGGGCAACTACATCATCCTGAGCGAGTTCCTCGCCGACCTTCAGAAAGTGGAGGATGTGAGTAAGCTCACTGTCCGTATCCACAGCGCAGGCGGCAACGCCTACGAAGCAATCGCCATCCACAACCGCCTGAAGGAGCTGAAAGCCGAGGTGACCGTCATCGTTGACGGTATCGCCATGTCTGGCGGCTCCCTTATCATGTGCGCCGGCAACAAGGTCAAGGTCAACCCCGGAAGTCTGGTGATGATCCACAAGTGTTGGTCTTATGTGTGGGACGCCATGAACGCCGACGAACTGCGTAAGCAGGCTGAGAGCAACGATGCAATCGACCGTGCGCAGGCGGCCATCTACCACGCCAAGACCGGACTGAGCGAAAGCGAACTGCTGACCATGATGGGCAATGAGACCTACATGACCGGACAGGAAGCGGTAGATAAAGGCTTTGCTGACGAGCTGATGGACGGTGAAGCGCCTGACATCGCCGCAAGTGCCGACCGCCGCACCCTGTTCTACTGTGGACAGCCCGTGTGGGCAACCCCCGGGAGACCGCTCCCGAACAATATCCCTATTTCTGTGATTTCTTCCGCTATGGCGGCAGGAATAAATACTAAGCCGGTCACCACCGGCAACGAAGGAGGAACCCCTATGGCAAAGACCCTTGACGAGCTGCGGGCTGAGTACCCTGATCTGACCGCACAGCTCGAGCGTGAGGCAAGAGCCTCTGCGGTTGCCGGAGCCGGTACGCCTGCTGGCGTGGCCCCTACGGTACCGGCACAGACTGCTGCCCCCGCTGCTCCCGCGACTGCGACCCCCGCAGTTGATCCCGTACAGGCCGAGCGTGATCGCATTAAGGCCATCGACGAGATCGCACCCAACATCCTCGACAAGCAGATGGTCGAGGACGCCAAGTATGGCGAAAACCCCTGCACCGCTCAGGAACTGGCGTTCCGAGCAATGAAGACCCAGGCTGCTCAGGGTGCAGCCCACCTCGCTAACGCTGCCGCCGACTTCCAGGCAAGCGGTGTTGGTCAGGTGCAGACCCCCGCAGCCCCTGCGAAGGAGACCGACCCCGACAGTCCTGAAGCTATTTCCGCTCAGGCAAAAGCGGATGTCGCCGCCTTCGAAAAAATGAAGGAGGTACGCTAACATGAACAAGACCCTGTGCAACAAGGTCGGCGAGGTTGGTCAGGACAACCTGATCGCCAAGCTGTTCCCGCCTGCCGAGACTTTCGGCATCACCGTTGCCGGTGGCGAGGGCGAGCTTGCCCGCGGCACCGTTCTGGCTCTGGTCGATGGCAGCTATGTCGTTCTCGACGCTGACTCCACCGGCAAGGCCAACTGCGTTCTGGCTGACCCCGTGGACGCCAGCGGCGAAGACGGCGTTACCGCCGTCGCTTACCGTACCGGCCACCTGAACCGCAAGGCTCTGATCGTGGCTGACGGTTATACCATGACTACCGCCGACGAAGAGGAGCTGCGTAAGGGCGGCATTCTTCTGTCTGACATGGCGGAGTAAGGAGGTACACCATGGATATTTATAGCACTTACTATATGCTTGCGGCTGTCCGTGAGATGAAGCCCGAGCACACTTTCTTCAAGCGTCGCTATTTCCCCACCAACACCGCCATGGACGTGTTCGGCACTTCCAAGGTGCTGGCTGACTACAAGGAGGGCTCCCAGAAGCGTGCTCCCTTTGTTCTGCCCCGCATTGGCAGCGTGTCTATCGGCCGTGAGGGCTTCAGCACCTTCGAACTGGAGCCTGCCAACATCAGCATTTCCATGCCTCTGACTCTGGATCATCTGACCAAGCGTGGCTTTGGCGAAGCTCTGATGTCTCAGGCGACCCCCGCCGACCGCGCCAAGATGCTTCTTATGGGCGACCTGTCCGAGCTGTCTGCCCGTATCTCCCGCACCGAGGAGTGGTTGGCTGTTCAGACTATGCTGGACAACGGCTGCACCATGCGTCACCAGACCGAAAAGGAAGATGTCTACGAGGACATTTCCGTGAAGTTCTATGATGGCGACGACAACCCCGCCCTCTACACTCCTGCAGCTCCTTGGACTCACACCGTTCTGAACGCTGACGGCACCATGACCATCGGCAGCTGGTACTACGACATCTGCAACATGGCGAAGATGCTGACCAAGCGCGGCCTGCCCGCCCGCGAAGTCCTCTGCGCCGGCGACGTCGGCGAGTTCCTGCTGGAAGACCTGTGGATTCAGAGAGCCCTCGACAACCGCCGCATGGAGATGGGCCGCATTGCTCCTACCGAGCTGACCGAGTACATCACCGAGCTGGGCACCTTCAACTTCATGGGCCGCAACCTGACTCTGCTGGTCAGCGACGGTTCCTTCGAGGACGAAGCCGGCAACGATGTTCCCTACATCCCCAACGGCAGCGTGATCGTCACTGCTCCCGACTGTGGCAAAGGCCTGTACGGCGCTGTCACTCAGCTGGAGAACGACGGCAACTTCCACACCTATGCCGGTACCCGCGTACCTCAGCATATCTTCACCATCAAGCCTCCCACCAAGGAGACTCAGCTGACCTCCTGTCCGCTGCTCGTTCCCAAGCGTAAGTCTCCCTGGACTGCGGCCAAGTCTGTGTTCGACTAAGGGCACAGAGGAAAGGAGTACAGCATGATTCGTATGAAGAGTGGCGTCTATGGCGCCAGAAATGTGCTGAAGCGGGCCAGTGATGGCCCCTTCAGCCTCTCCGATAAAGAGGAAGCCCGTCTGGTAAACCGTGGCGTGGCTGAGTATGTGTACGAGCATCAGCCCGCCGCAAGCGACGATGTTCCTACCATTCCCCACTACGACATCGGAATGACCGAAAAGCAGCTGCGCGGTATCGCCGCTTACTTCCGCGTCGATGTCAGCAGCGCCAAGAAGAAGCAGGACATCGTTGATCTGCTCGACGCTCACTTTGACGCCGAAGATGGCGAGGAGCCCGACGAAGAGGACGGCAGCGCAGGCGACCCCGGCACCGAAGATCCTGACGCTCCCGCTCTGGGCGCCGAAGATCCCACGGCATGAGTTCCTTTAAGGACATGGTAGCAAGGGATGTGCTGAATGTCTTTCAGAACAGCGACGAGTTCGCAGAAGACCGCCGGGTATTCTATGACGGCAAAGACTTCGGCACAATCCCGGTCATCCTCGACCAAACCCAAGAGAAACCGCGAGAGATGAAAACCGAGAGCGACCATGGCATGGGCGTGTATGCGGTGGACACCACATTCTACGCCGCCTATGAGCACATGGGCTGTGTTCCCGAGCGGTTCCAGCGCATCTGGATCGACGATGTGGAGTACCGCATCGAGACCAGCTCCTGTGAGATGGGGCAAATCGCTCTCGGCCTGAGGAGGCATGACGAGTGATTGAAATAACCGCCCAACAGATTGACCGCGCATCAAAAATCCTGCAAGGCATCCCCGGTGCCACCCAAAAGGCACTGTACAACACCGTCAACCGCACACTGACTACGGTTCGGGCGAAATCCGCAACGGAGATCGCCAAAACCTACCGCATTTCGGTCGGTGCTGCGAAGGGTGCTGGGAGAATGAAGGTGAAGCCCGCTAACGGCACATCCTTGACTGGCTCCATCACCTTTGCGGGAAATGTGATCCCTCTGATCGACTTTTCTGTAAGCTACGGAAAAACCGGTCTGGTCAACGCATCGGTCATGCGTAAAAGCGGCGGCGCAGCCCTGAAGCACGCCTTTGTCGCAAATCTGCGGTACGGCACCCGTGTGTTTGAGCGCACGAGCTCCAAACGCGATTCCTCCACACAACTGTACGGTCCGTCTATCGCCCACATGATGGGCAACGAGGACGTCCTAAACAGCATCGAGCTGGAGGCCATGGAAACCGCCGATAAGCGTCTGGAGCATGAGATCACTCGCATCTTGAATGGATATGGAGGATAACTATGACACCGACTGACCTTTTGGAACAATTCAAGCTGTTCACCGAGGACACGCTGAAAGACCTTATCCTCCCCATCAACACGCCGCCGACAAAAGAGGCTCAGTACCGCGCCCCGGAGGTTTTTCTCATGAACCTGCCCGACGAGAAGGCGCAGAAGGAAAAAGCCCCCTATGTCGTGCTCCAGTTCCTCAACGGTGACGACGCCCAAGAGGAGGGTGAGGAGGAAGAGAGCGTTTGCAACATCCGTGTTGTTGTATGCGCTTACTCCGATAACCTCAGCGAAGGACCGATGCATGTCCTAAATATTCTGACGAGGCTGCGGATCGCGCTTCTGGAAAAGCGGGTCATTGCGAACCGCTACGCCATGCGTCTGCCGATGGAATACCTCGTCTATCCCGACAACCCCGTGCCGTTCTTCTTCGGAGAGATGATGACGGTGTGGGAACTTCCTACTATCAAACGGAGGGTATTCGTATGAGTGAAGAAACCAAGGCAAAGAAAACCGTAGAAAAGGCTCAGGAAGCCGAGGTCGCGCAGGACGAGGTAGTTACTACCCCCGCGCCCGAAGTCGTCCCTGCGGCGGTTGTAACCGCCGAGCAGGTGGGAACTTTCGTGTATATCGGCCCCAACCTTCCCAACGGCCTTTTGAAGATGGGTTCCGTGTTCAAGGGAACCCGCTCCGAGGTGCTGAAACACCTCGAACATGTTACCGCCAAATATCCCGAAGCGGCGCAGCTTGTGGTATCCAGTGACAAACTGGCAGAGTCCAAGGTGCGTCTGCAGAACGGCGGCAACCTCCTGGCCAGCAACTACACCAAGTTGGTGACCAGCATCAAAAACAAGTAAGGAGGGCCAACGATGGCTGACTTTTACCATGGCGTAAAAACGCGCCAGCAGGAAACTTCCGTTTCCACTCCCGTCACCGCCAACAGCGGCGTCCCGTTTGTCGTGGGCACCGCACCTGTGCATACCGTTGGCGGCAAGGTCAATACCCCGATTCTCTGCAACACCTACAGCGAGGCCGTCACTGCACTGGGATACTCCGACGACTGGGAGAAGTATTCCCTGTGCGAAATGATCTACTCTCACTTCAAGCTGTTTGCCATGAGCCCCATCGTCGTGGTGAATGTGCTTGACCCCGCCAAGCACAAGGCCAGCGTAGCAGCTGCTCCCGTAAGCTTTGTGGAGCTGCAGGCGAAGCTGCCCTACGACGCTATTCCCGGTTCCGTGAAGATCACCTCCGAGGACGGCGCAACCGAGTATGCTGCCGGCACCGACTACGAAGTGTTCTACGAGGACAACGCTCTGATCGTTGAGATCATCGAGGGCGGCAACATCCCTGCCGACACCGCTTCTCTGAGCGTTGCCTATGACCAGATTGACGCCAGCGCCATCACCAAGGCCGACATCATCGGCGGCTTTGACGTGAACACCAAGACCTACAGCGGCTTCGAGCTTATCGACCAGGTATTCCCCAAGTACCTGATCGTTCCCGATCTGCTTCTGGCTCCCGGCTGGACCAACGACAGTGAGGTTGCCGCTATCATGGCGACCAAGGCTGAGAACATCAATGGTCTGTTTGAGGGTAAGGCTCTGATTGACGCCGACTGTGACACCATTCGCTACTACTCCGATGTCCCCGAGTGGCGCAACAAGAACAACCTGTACAACAAGACCGAGATCGTCCTGTGGCCTATGCTGCAGCTTGGCGACCGCCGCTTCCACTATTCCGTGCAGGCCGCAAGTCTGATGGCTAAGGTGGATACCGATAACGACAACTGCCCCTGCGAAAGCCCCTCCAACAAGAACCTGCAGATGGATTCTATGGTGCTGGCAGACGGCACCGAGGTCGTGATGGATCTGACTCAGGCCAACTACCTGAACAGCACCGGCATTGTGACCGCGCTGAACTTCATCGGTGGCTTTGTCCTGTGGGGCAACTACACCGCTTGCTATCCCAGCAACACCGACGTCAAGGACTACTTCATCCCTGTGTCCCGCATGTTCCACTGGGTAGCCAACACCCTTATCCTGAGCTACTGGAAAAAGACCGACCGCAAGATGACCCGCCGTCTGCTCGACAGCATCGTGGACAGCGTGAATATCTGGCTGAACGGTCTGGTCGCCGAGGAAAAGCTGCTCGGCGGCAGAGTTGAGGTTCTGGAGGATGAAAACCCGCTGACCGACCTGATGGCCGGCATCATCCGTTTCCACCTCTACATCACCCCGCCTTCTCCCGCTCAGGAGATCGATTTCATTCTGGAGTACGACCCGAGCTATGTCGAGGCCGCACTCCTGGCGGCGTAAGGAGGTATAAGCCATGCCTAAGACGAAAGACGCAGTTATCAACTATGCGATCTACGAGGATGCCAACGAGTTCTACGGCACTGCTCAGGTGCAGCTGCCCGACCTCAACAGCCTGACCACCACTCTGAGCGGCGCCGGTATCGCCGGCAATGTGGAGGTTGTTATTCGCGGTCATATGGACGCCATGTCTATGACCATCAATTTCAACACCTTCTGCAAGGAGCAGGCAGCTCTGGCTGAGCAGCGTCCTCACAATCTGGATATCCGTGTCGCTCAGCAGGGCACCGATTCCACCAGCGGCGAACTGGGCGTTGATGCCATCAAGCACATTGCCCGCGTGACGCCCAAATCCCTGAAGTACGGCAAGATCGCTCCTGCGGCCACCGCCGATGCTTCCGGTGAGTATGCCGTCAGCTATCTGGCGACCTACATCAACGGCGAGAAGATCAACGAGATCGACCCGCTGAACTTCATCTGCATCATCAACGGCACCGATTACCTTGCGGAAGTCCGCAAGGCACTCGGCAAGAACTAACCACCGTGGGGCGGCGCTTCGGCGTCGCCCCTCTGATTTGAAAGGAGTTATAACATGAGCGAAGACATCAAGAAGGTTGACGACGGTACCGTGAAGGGCGACGAGCTGGATGCAGCTATGGCCGAAGCGAAGGACGCTGAGGGTGGCTACACCCACAAGTTCAAGAAGCCTTTTCTCTGGCAGGGCAAGGAATACACCACCATGCACTTTGACTTCGAAGACCTGACCGGCGGCGATATGATCGCCATCGAAAAGGAACTGGCTATCACTGAGGGCGTGACGGTGATCACCCCCACCATGTCTGGCCCGTTCCTTATGGCTATGTCCGCAAAGGCGGCCGGAATCGGCTACGACACGATGATGGCAACGCCCATCTTTGAAGCCAACCGCATCCGCGCCAAAGCGAGAAATTTTTTGCTGAGTTCGGAGTTGTAAGCTCCCTGCCCAAGTTCCGGGAGACAGTGTTGATCATGTCCCGGAACAACCACACTCCCGTACCGTACTGGCTTGATATGTCGTTGGCTGAATTCCAATGGTGGATAGAAGCCAACAACGAGCTCAATAAACCTGACGACTAAAGCTGAAAGGAGGGTTTTTCTGCATGGCAAGCCGCAAAGAGTATGAGATGCTATTTAAGCTGAGCGCCCAGCTCGGGGCTCAGTTTTCTGGCACCTTCAAAAATGCACGGTCTGAAATCACTTCCATGCAGAATGAGCTTCAGGCCCTCAAAAAGACGCAGGGCGATATTTCCGCCTACCAGAAGCAGCAGACCGCATTAGAGAACAGCAGACGTAAGCTCGAAGTTCTCCAAAAGGAATATGCCAACATCCAGCGAGAGATGGATGAAACCGGCACCTATTCTTCTGCTCTGGAAAACCGCCTGCTGAATAAGCAGCTGCAGATCGAGAAGACCTCGGCTGCTGTCGATACCTACGAGCGCAAGGTCGATCAGATGGGAGAGGCCTTGCGCTCTGCTGGTGTCGATACCGATAATCTGACCCAAGAGAGCAAGCGCCTTGCGACAGAAATCGAAGGCGTAAAGACCAAACAGCAGGGCGTCATTGACAGCCTTGACGAAGGCGGCAGCAGCGCCCGTTTCTTCGGAGACGAGAGTGTCGCCGCCGTAGAGGGTGTCCAGCAAGCCCTTGTTGCCGCAGGCCTCGCCCAACTCTTCCGGGAGATCGGCGAAGCCATGGTGGAATGTGCTGAGGAGTCTATCGAGTTTGAAAGCGCCATCACAGGCGTTTACAAAACGGTGGATGGCTCCGAGGAACAGCTTGCCGCCATAAGAAGCGACATCAAAGAGCTGGCAACGGACATCCCGGCAACTACCGAGGAAATCTCGGCTGTTGCCGAAGCCGCTGGTCAGTTGGGCATCGCTACGGACAATGTAATGACCTTTACCGGGGTCATGATCGACCTCGGTGAGTCCACCAACCTTTCCGCTGAAGAGGCGGCGTCCTCCCTCGCTAAGTTCACCAACATCACGGGAACCGTGGCGACAGAGTATTCCCGCCTTGGCTCCGTGATTGTAGACCTCGGCAATAACTACGCCACCACAGAAGCGGATATCGTTGCTATGTCCACGAGGCTTGCGTCTGCTGGCACTCTGGCCGGATTGACCGAGCCTGAGATTATGGCATTGGCTGCCGCCATGTCCTCTGTCGGCATCGAAGCAGAAGCCGGCGGCACGGCAATGACGCAGACCTTCTCTGCTATCGAAAAAGCTGTGGCTGAGGGCGGCGACAATCTGAGCGAGTTTGCAAGAATCTCTGGTATGTCTGCCGGGGAATTTGCCACCGCATGGGAAACCAGTCCTATCACAGCTATTCAGGCATTTATCGCGGGCATCGGCAGTCTGGAGGATCGCGGCGAAAGCGCCGTCCTCGTTCTGGATGAATTGGGGCTTTCGGGCATCCGTCAATCCAATATGCTGAAAAGCCTTGGCCTTGCAGCTGATAATCTGACCGGGGCGGTATCCACCGCGAACAATGCGTGGGAGGAAAACATTGCACTTTCGGCAGAGGCCGACAAGCGGTATGCGACCACTGAAAGCAAGCTTGCTATGTTGGGGAACTCCTACGACAATCTGCAAGCGGCGATTGGTGATGTATATACCCCGACAGTCCGCGAAGCCGCAGAGGTAGGAATGGTCATGCTCGACGGGCTGACCACCTTTGTGGAGAACAACCCCGCAGTAGTAAAGGCGCTGACCGCGCTGGCTATTGGCGTCGGTGCGTTCGTCGCAGCGCTCGGCGGCTATATCGTCGTCAGTAAGCTGGCAAAGGTCGCTACTACAGCTCTTACCGCCGCCGTGGCAGCCAACCCCCTTCTCATGGGTGCGTCGATTGCCATCGGCGCAGTTGCCGCACTTGCGGCCGGCTTCGTCGCTCTCACGAGCGCAGAAGACGAGCATGTCAAAGAAATCCGTGAGCTGAGCGAAGCGTCCAGACAGCAGTACAACGAGATCCAAGACCTCAAAGCTGAGTATGAGGAAGCCTGTGATGTGTATGGCGAAACCTCTGACGAGGCCCGGTACCTTGCTTGGGAAATCGACGAGCTGACAGACAGCTTCGAGAACAATAAGCAGTCCCTCGACGAGTACATCAAGGAGTGCCAAAACCTCAACGACAGTCTGAACGACGTCCTCGATACCAATCGAGAGGCGTATCAGGAGATTGGCGACAACGAAGGAACGACCCTTGCTCTTGTGCATCGCCTGCAAGACCTCGCGTCGCAGACGGACAAAACCGTTGCAACGCAGGAGGAAATGAAGGCCATCATCGACGAGCTGAACCAAGTTGTCCCGGAACTCTCCCTCAGCTATGAAGATGTAACCTCCGGCGTAGCCGATTTTGGCGAAGCCATTGAAACGGCCGTCAAATCTCAGGCGGCTATGGAGCGGTACGAAGCCGCTCAGCAGGGCATGGTCGATGCCCTGAACGCCCAGTATGATGCCCAAGCAAAGCTGAACGAGCTATACGATCAGCGCGACTCTGCGCAGGAGCGGGCCAACGCGGCAGAACAGGAGTACCTGGACTACCTCGCAATGACCACCCGCTACGACACGACGGGCGGCGCTGCTCTGGCTGCACTGTTCTCCTCTCAGAAGAAGGAATATGACGCCGCATCCGATGCGCTGACAGCCTACGACGACCAGATCGCCGAACTGGAGGCCACCCTTGCGACGGCAACCAGCGACTACGAGGAATACAAAGAAGCCCTCGTTGGTTTTGTTGAGGAAACCTACGGCGGCGAGGAAGCCGCAATCGCGCTGAATACAGCGATTGCAAGCACCATAGCCCAAGTCGAGGAGCTGGCCGCTGCTTATACAGAGGCCTACACAGCGGCTTACGAAAGCATCTCCGGGCAGTACGCTTTGTGGGATGAAGCTGCTACGGTTGCGGCGACGAGTGCGGCAGACATCAACACCGCACTGCAGAGCCAAGCGACCTATTGGCAGGACTACAACGCCAACCTCGCATCCCTTACTGAGCGCAGCGCCGACATCGAAGGTCTGAGTGAGGTAATCGCCTCCTTTGCCGACGGTAGCGCAGACAGCGTGAATGCTATTGCCGGCCTTGCAGCTGCAAGCGACGAAGACCTTACCGCCATGGTCGAGAACTGGAAAACCGTCCAGGCCGAACAGGAAGCGGCGGCGGGTGCCATTGCTGATCTGAAAACCGACTTCACTGCCACAATGGATGAACTGCAGACAGAGCTTGCAGCGGACATTGAGGCAATGAACCTGAGCGAAGACGCCGCCGAGAGCGGCAGAGCTACCGTTCAGGGCTTCATCGACTCCGCGTACAGTATGCTCCCGCAGGTGCAGGCCGCTTACGCGCAGGTTGCTCAGACCGCAGCCGATGCCATCAACACCACTCTGGACATTCACTCTCCCTCCCGTGTCACCGGCTGGGCCGGTAGCATGGCGGTCGAGGGCTTTATCCAGCCCGCCGAGCAGAAGGAGGG